CTCGGGCTCGCCGGGCCGGGCGAGAAGATCGCGGGGCTGATGACGGTGACGGTCGTGCGACCCGACGATCTGGCCGATCGGTTGCTCGACCGCGACAAGCACCCGCAGTGGCAGGGCGAGCGGACGAAGATGGTCTACGCGTTCCCCGATGACGATGCTCTCTGGGCGAAGTACGCCGAGATCAGAGCCGACGGGCTTCGGAATGAACGCGGGCTCAAGGCCGCGACGGCGTTCTACAAACGGAACCGCAAGGCCATGGATGCCGGGGCCGAGATCGCATGGCCCGAGCGGTACAACCACGACGAACTCAGCGCCATCCAGCACGCGATGAACCTCCGCCTCCAGAACGAGGCTGCATTCTTCGCCGAGTACCAGAACGAACCACTGCCCGAGGTCGCGGCCGACGACGATCTTCTCACCGTGGATCAAATCGCGTCAAAGCTCAGCGGGCAGAAGCGCGGCGAGGTCCCGCTCGGCTGCTCGCACCTGACGATGTTCGTGGATGTGCAGGGCAAAGCGCTGTTCTGGCTCGTTGCCGCGTGGGAGGACGACTTCACGGGCCATGTGATCGACTACGGCACCGAGCCTGATCAGCAGGCGGAGTACTTCACATTGCGCGACATCCGCAAAACGCTCGCGACGTCAGCGCCACGGGCCGGCGTCGAGGGCGCCATCTACGCGGGGCTCGAACGGCTGTGTGATCGGATGCTCGGCCGAGAGTGGAAACGCGACGACGGCGCGGCCATTCGCATCGACCGCTGCCTGATCGACGCGAACTGGGGCACGTCGACCGATGTGGTCTACCAGTTCTGCCGGCAGAGCCCGCACGCCTCCCTGCTGCTGCCGAGCCACGGTCGGTACGTCGGCGCGAGCAGCATCCCGTTCAGCGAGTACAAGCGCAAACGCGGTGACCGCGTCGGGCTGAACTGGCGGGTGCCGGTCGTGACGGGCCGACGCGCAGTCCGGCACGTGGTGTTCGACACCAACTTCTGGAAGAGCTTCGTGCACGCCCGGCTCGCGGTCCCGATGGGCGATCCGGGTGCGCTCGCGTTGTTCGGGCACAAGCCCGAGACACACCGGCTGATCGCCGAGCATCTGACGGCCGAGTACCGGGTCAAGACCGAGGGCCGAGGCCGAACCGTCGACGAGTGGAAGTTGAGGGTTGCGGGTCTTGACAACCACTGGCTCGACTGCCTGGTCGGCTCCGCCGTCGCGGCGTCGATGCAGGGGGCCGTGCTGTTCGGGACCGACTCCAAGGTCGCGGTGCGCCCTCGACTGCGGCTGTCGAGCGTGAAGCGCCAGCGTTCGTGAACTTGCGTGCCACTTTACCCGCCACTTTTCAGATGAATCGCGTAGTCGGTAGGTGATGGCGCGCTCCGCTCGTGGGGCGTGCGACACATTCGGGACTTCGCGCAGATATAGACACCGTGGCAGACACCTCATCCAACACGACAGACCTTGACCAGGCGATCGCCGAGAACGCCGCCGGGCCCGCCAAGGCCATCGTGGACGGGCAGTCGGTCGAGCAGCATTCGCTGAAGGACCAGATCGAGGCCGACCGGTACCTCGCGAGCAAGCGGGCGAGCCGGGGCCGTGGTCTTGGTGTTCGGCTCGTCAAGCTGACGCCGCCCGGTGCCGTTGACGGGCTCGGCAATGACGGGGGTGCGGCCTGATGCTGGGCGGTCTCCTCGGCAAATCGAAGAAGGCCCCCAAGGGTGCAGCACCGGCGATGCGTGCCGTGCGTGCTCGGTTCGACTCGGCACAGACAACCCCGGACAACCGCCGCCACTGGGCGGCCGCGGACGGGCTCGCGCCCAACGCCGCGGTGAGCCCCGAGGTCCGCCGCGTCTTGCGGAACCGGGCCCGCTACGAGGTCGCCAACAACTCCTACGCCAAGGGCATCGTGCTCACGCTCGCCAACGACACCGTCGGCACCGGGCCGCGGCTCCAGATGCTGACCGAAGACCCCAAGGCCAACGCCCGCGTCGAGGATGCGTTCGGCGAGTGGGCGTGCGCCGTCGATCTCGCAGGCCTGCTCCGCACGATGCGGATGAGCCGGGCCGAGTCGGGCGAGTGCTTCTGCATGCTCTCAAGCGGGCCGGGCATCGACCACGCGTTGAAGCTCGATCCACGTCTGCTCGAGCCGGACCAGATCACGAGCCCGCTGCTGCGGACCAGCCGGGCAGGTGCCGAGAGCGTGGACGGTGTCGTGCTCGATCAGGCTGGCCATCCGTCGGCGTACTACGTGCTGCGTCGGCATCCGGGCGACACCGCCTCGTGGACACGAGGCCGGAATGGCCCGTTCGAGTTCGACACGGTTCCGGCCCGCTCGATGATCCACTACTTTCGCGCCGATCGGCCGGGTCAGCGGCGCGGGATCCCCGACATCACGCCGGCGTTGCCGCTGTTCGCGCAGCTGCGCCGGTACACGCTCGCGGTGATCGCCGCGGCCGAGACCGCCGCCGACTTTGCGGCCGTGCTGTATACGGATGCGCCGGCCAACGGCGAGGCCGACCCGCTCGAACCCATGGACATGGTGGGACTCGAGAAGCGGCTCGCGACCGTGCTGCCCGGTGGGTGGAAGCTCGGGCAGATCCACGCCGAGCAGCCGGCGACGACCTACGCGGAGTTCAAGCGGGAGATCCTCAACGAGATCGCCCGGTGCCTGAGCATGCCGTTCAACGTCGCCGCGGGGAACAGCTCGGGGTACAACTACGCCTCGGGCCGGCTGGATCACCAGACCTACTTCAAGAGCATCCGCGTCGAGCAGCACCAGTTGCAAGTCGCGGTGCTCGACCGGATCTTGGCGGCATGGTTCGCCGAGGCGGCGCTGGTCGAGGGCCTGCTGCCGCAGGCGCTGCGGGCGCGCAACGCCCAGACACCGCACGCCTGGTTCTGGGACGGCGTCGAGCACGTCGACCCGGCGAAGGAAGCGAACGCCCAGGCGACACGGCTCGCGAACCACACAACGACGCTGGCCGCGGAGTACGCGCGGCAGGGGCGGGACTGGGAAGACGAGCTGCGGCAGCGTGCCAAAGAGGCGGCGTTGATGCGCGAGCTCGGGCTCGACGCCGCGGACGCCGTGCCCGCGACGCCGACACACGACACCGATGAGCAGGACGCGCTCGACGAGCGCCGCAAGGAGGCCGCATGATCGCTTTCAACCCGAACGCACATCCCCACTTCGACCCGATTCACATCGCGGCCGCCGCGGACGACACGCTGCGCGATGACCAGAAGTCTGTGGCGCTCACCGCACGCGCCGAGATCGATCTCTCGGCAGCTGCCGAGGATGGTGATCATCCCGCGCCGCTGCCGCGGTTCCGGATGGTGGCCTATACCGGCGACACGATGCGGATCTCCGGCTGGCGGCACCCGGTCGTGATCGACCTCGCGGGGCTCTCCGTCCCGTCGCAGAACCGCCCCATCCGCTTCGGGCACGACGCCCAGGCCGGCGTCGGGCACACCGACGCGATCGGTGTCGACGCCGGGCAGCTCGTGGCCTCGGGCGTCATCAGCCGCGACACCGCGGCGGCCAAAGAGGTCGTGGCCTCGAGCCGGAACGGGTTCCCGTGGCAGGCCTCGGTCGGCGCGTCGGTGGACGAGTTCGAGTTCGTCCGTCCGAACCAGACCGTCACCGCGAACGGCCGCGAGTTCACCGGGCCGGTCAACGTCGTGCGGCGTTCGACGCTCGGTGAGATCAGCTTCGTCGATCTCGGGGCCGATGGGCGGACCAGCGCGACGATCGCAGCGTCGGCAGGTTCGGACCCCGCCAGTGGTGATGATTCGCAGACCGATCCCGACACCGGCACTGCCCCAGACCTCGTCGCGCAGATGCGTGCCGAAGCCGCGGCGGAGACCGAACGGATCGGTGCCGTCCGCCGCATCTGCGCCGGCGAGCACCGCGACCTCGAAGCCCGGGCGATCCGCGAGGGCTGGGACGCGACGCGCTGCGAGCTCGAAGTCCTCCGCGCGAGCCGCCCGAAGGCCCCGGCGGCGCACGTCCCCACCAACCTCGTCACCGACGGCGTGCTCCAGGCGGCGTGCATGCTCAGCGGCCGGATCCACCAGCCCGAGCGGTTCTGCGAGGAGCAGGACCTCGACGCGGCATCCAAGCGGTTCGGCCAGACGCTCGGTCTCCAGGAACTGCTCCTCGAGGCGGCCTGGGCCAACGGGTACTCCGGTCGGACGTTCCGGGACTGGTCGGCGGTGATGGACGCGGCGTTCGGTCGCGGCATCGAGGCCGCGGGCTCGACCGTGAGCATCGGCGGCATCCTCTCCAACGTCGCCAACAAGTTCCTCCTCGACGGGTTCAACAGCGTCGAGCGCACCTGGCGGAACATCGCCGCGCTGCGAAGCGTCACCGACTTCAAGACCGTCACCAGCTACCGTCTCACCGGCAATGACCAGTACGAGCGCGTCTCCCCCGGCGGCGAGATCAAGCACGGCACACTCGGCGAGGAGACGTACACCAACAAGGCCGACACGTACGCCCTGATGCTGGCGATCGACCGCACCGACATCATCAACGACGACCTCGGCGCGATCACGACCGTCCCGCGCAAACTCGGGGCGGGCTCGGGCAAGACGATCAACGACATCTTCTGGAAGACGTTCCTCGCCAACTCTGCGTTCTTCACCGCCGGCAACAACAACTTCATCTCGGGTGCGGATACCGCCCTCGGCATCGACGGGCTGACCAAGGCCGAGGTCACGTTCATGGATCAGGTTGACTCGGACGGCAAGCCGCTCGGGGTCATGCCTGCGATCCTGCTCGTTCCGACGGCGCTGTCGGCGATGGGCAGCCAGCTCTTCAAGAGCATGGAACTCCGCGACAACGGCTCGAGCGCGAAGTACCCGGTCAGCAACCCGCACCAGGGCAAGTTCCGCGTCGAGGTCAGCCGGTACCTCTCGAACGCCGCGTACACGGGGAACTCGAGCAAGGCGTGGTACCTGCTCGCCGGAGCTGAGGACCTGCCCGTGATCGAGGTCGCGTTCCTGAACGGCCAGGAGGCGCCGACCATCGAGACCGCCGAGCAGAGCTTCAACCGGCTCGGGATCCAGATGCGCGGGTACCACGATTTCGGGGTGGCTTTGCAAGATCCCCGTGGGGGTGTCCGGGCGAAGGGTGAGGCATGAGCCAGTTCGGCGGCGGGAAGTCGCCGGGCGATGGGGTGAACGAGTCACCCGGCGGCGACATCGGCGACGGGTTCCTCGACACTCGGTTCGACACGTTTCAGACAGACACGACGGACAGCACAGGCAGCGAAGGACCAGAAGGAGACGGTATGGCAACGTTCATTCAGGATGGAGACGCGGTTGACTACACGCCCGGGGCGGATGTGGCGGCTGGCGAGGTGGTTGTGCAGGGTGATCTGGTCGGGGTGGCGAAGACGCCGATCCCGGCCGGCACGCTCGGCTCGCTCGCGACGCGCGGCGTGTTCGACTTCGCCAAGGCCGCGGGCGGCGCGATCTCGGCCGGTGCGGTCCTGTACTGGGACAGCTCGAACGGCGTCGCGACGACCACGGCCAGCGGGAACAAGCGGATCGGGAAAGCCGTGGCTGCTGCGGCGGCCGCGGACACGACGGTGCGTGGGCTGCTCGCCCCTTGAACCGGATCAGGATGAGGAGGACCCGCCTTGGGTGACTTGCTGGCCAAGGGATCCGAGATGCTCGACCGCACGCGGCGGGCGCACCTGTCACGCACGGTGGTCTACCGCCGGGGCGCCGACAGCGTGGAGATCGGAGCCACGGTCGGCTCGACGGCGTTCGACCGCACGGACGAGTACGGCGTCGTCCACCGGATCGAATCGCGGGACTACCTCGTCGCCGCGGCGGATCTTGTGCTCGGCGGCGAGGCGGTCACGCCCAAGGCGGGCGACCGCATCACGGAGACGGGCGAGGCCCGCTTGCACGAGTACGAGGTGATGTCGCCCGGAGACGAGCCCGCGTGGCGGTACAGCGACCCGCAGCGACGCACGCTTCGGATCCACACCAAGTTCGTTCGGACGGGAGCGGCGTGAGCAACGGAAGCAGCACCAACTCGATGAACGGCAACGGGAACGGACGCGTCCGGTGGGCGGGCGTGGCGCTCACGGCCGGTCTTGCGATCGCGGCCCTGATCGTCCAGTGGGGCGTGGTCACCACCAAGCTCGACCAGGTCGAGAAGCGGCTCGACGAGTTCATCGCCGAGGCGAGCCAGCTCCGCAGCGAGTACCGCGACATGGAGCGCCGCGTGGCGTTCCTCGAGGGGCGCGAGAGCGTCTCGTCACACCCCCGGAACCCCGAAAGGACCGACCCATGAGCGTGATCGTGGAGATCGCGGACGCCGTCGCGGCGGCGATCAACGACGGGACGTACAGCGAGCCCGTGACCGCTCAGCGGACCTACCGGCCGTCGTTCGATCTCGAAGAGCTCGGCGAGCTGAAGGTGACCGTGGTCCCGCGGTCGGTGACCACCGCGAACCTCGCCCGCCAGCAGAGCCAGGTCGATTGCACGGTGGACGTCGGGCTCCAGCAACGCGTGGACGCCGGCGACGACGCCCGGCTCGATGCGCTGCTCGACCTCGCCGAGGAGATCGGCGATCACTTGAGGCACAGGCGGCTGGCGGGCTACCCGCAGGCCGCGTGGGTGAGCATCGAACACGAGCCCGTCGTCGCGGCCGAGCACTTTGATGAGCGCTCGACGCTGACGACGGTGATGAGCGTGACCTACAGAGTGAGGAGATAACCGATGGCGATCCGACTCGGCATGGAGGCCGTGCTCAACTACAAGACCGGCGGCCAGGACGGTGGCGGGTCGTGGGTCGAGCTGGCGAACGTCCGCGACGTGACGCTCTCGCTCGAAGCGGGCGAGGCGGATGTGACGACGCGGGCCAATAGCGGCTGGCGCGCAGTCGTCGCGACGCTCAAGGAAGCGAGTGTCGAGTTCGAGATGGTGTGGGATACGGCCGACGCCGGCTTCGGCGCGGTGAAGGACGCCTACCTCAACAACGCGCCGATCGGCATGCAGATCCTGGATGGATCGAGCTCCGGCGCTGGGGAAGGTCTTCAGGCCGACTTCATGATCACGAGCTTCAGCCGGTCCGAGTCGCTTGAGGAAGCGATCACGGTGTCGGTGACGGCCAAGGTCACGTACTCGGACACGCCGCCCAGTTGGATCGGGGGCTGACGCATGAAGACCTTCACCGACAACGCTGGCCGCGACTGGGTGATCGAGATCAACGTCGCGTCGCTCAAGCGCGTCAAGGGGCTCACCGGCACGGATCTGATCGCCCTCGCGGTGTCGATGGACACCAGCGTCGCCGAGCGGCTCGCGTCCGACCCGATCCTGCTGTGCGACGTGCTGTACGCGGTGTGCAAGCCGCAGGCCGACGAACGCGGCGTGAGCGACGAGGAGTTTGGGCGGGCGATGGCCGGCGACGCGATCGAGTCGGCGACGGTCGCGCTCCTGGAGGACATCGTGGGTTTCTGCCCGAGCCCGAGGGACCGGGCCGCCCTCGGGCGCGTGCTGACCGCGATGCGGGACGCACGCGACAAGGCCCGCGACCTCGTGGACAAGAACCTCGATCGGATGATCGAGGGCGGCGAGATCGATCGGATCGTGGAGACCGCGATGACGGAGGCCGAGCAGACAGTGGAGCGGACGACGTCTGGCGACTCATCGACCAATGCGCCGGCGTCGCCGGGGTCGATCCGCGCCCCCTGACGCTCCGCGAGTTGCTGGCGATGGCCGAGGCCCGTCAGCGGCACGACTGGTCGATCGCGAGCAGCGTGATGGCGCTCCTCGCGAGCGTCCACCGCGACCCGAAGAAGCGGCGGGCGTTCAAGCCGAGCGACTTCGACCCGTTCGCCAGGAAGGCCGATGCAGGGCAGCCCATCCCCGCGGACGTGCGGGTGCTGAAGGACGTGTTCATCAGGAAGACGGCAGAGACAGACACCGAGCAGGGAGGCTCGCATGAAGGTTGATCCCAAACACCTGGTCTTCGGCTTCGGGCTCGTGATGGTCACGCTGGGTCTCGCGGCCTGCGCTGGCTTCGACCTCGGCGACGTGGTCAAGGTCAAGACGCCCAACGAGATCCAGCAGACCCGCGGCCTGCCCAGCACGACCTCGCTCAACGAAGCCGAGACCGAGTACCGGGCGTGGTTCGATGACGTGCAGCGGACCGGGGCGCAGTGGAAGGCGTCGATCGACCGCGGCGGCGAGATCCGAGGCCTGCTCGGCCAGCTCACACTCACTGCCCTTGACGATGTCGGACCGTCGCTGGCGGGCGTGCCGATCGCCGGGCCGGCGCTGCCCGCGCTGACCGGGCTGGCGGGTCTGTTCATCGGGGCCGGCCGACTCCGCAAGGAGAAGGAGGCGTCGTTCAACAAGGGCCTGGAGAAGGGCGCAACCAGCACGCTACCGACGCCGGTGATCCCGACGCCGACGGAGATCCGGGGGACCAGCGCGTGATCGACATGCGGGTCAAGAACCTGTTCTTCGATCGGCCGGCCGTGCGTCGGGCGATCGACCCGGCGCGGCGGCGGGCGCTGTCCAAGGCGGGGGCGTTCGTCCGCCAGCGGGCGAAGACCAGCATGCGCAAGCGTCGCGGCACGTCGCGGCCCGGGCAGCCGCCGTTCGCGCACGAGGGCAGCCTCCGCCGGATGGTGCTGTTCGGCTACGACCCGCGGACTGAGTCGGTCGTCGTCGGGCCGGTGGGGTTCCGGCGTGGGAACGCGCCGAGCGTGCTTGAGTTCGGCGGACGCGCCACGGTCGTGCGCCGACGAG